CAAGCTGGTCAACCCTTCCCCCTCGACCTCCACGACGTTGACGACTTTCTTCATGACATGTTCCTTTCTGACCTTTCTATTGTTTCTTCCACTTCCATCGGGAGAGGCCACCCTTCCTCCCCCACTTTCGGCAGTCCTTCTTGTTCCACCGGTACCCATGGCCGGTGGACTGGGATCTGGCCCCAGCGTCCCGGCTTACCTGGGCGAACTTCTCCGGGTCCTTCAGCTTCATCAGGGCGAACCCCCGGAGCTGCTTGGGCTTGGGGGGACCATGTGGCTGGTCACTCATTTCTCAGGCTCCTCCATCACAACCACCCCTGCGCCTTCGCGTGATTCACCAGCATCAGCCAGTTCTCCTCGATCTCCATCTCGCTGAACTCCAGCCCCCACACCTTGGGCTCCCAGATCGTCGGCGGCGCATAGTCCCCGTGCATGTACATCACCCACACCTTGGCCAGCCCGGTGCCCAAGGCCTTCCCATACCCCTTGGTCTGGACCAGCCAGGGCCAGTACACGTCGTCGTAGGGGAACTCCTTCTTGGCCGAGTACTCGGTGCATTTGAACTCGGACACGCAGTAGGGGTCCATTTCCACATGGTCCGGCGAGCACCAGATCCCGTCTACCAGGATGGGCTCGGGCCGGAACGCGGCCACCGCCGCCGGTTTGAATGTCTTCTCCAGCGCCTGCTCGAAGCTGATCCCGGCGCCGATCTTGACCTCGTTCATGGGGAGGGGCGTCCCGGCCTTGTCCCGCTTGTCATACCGCTTCGGGTCCAGCCGCTTCATCATGTCCGAGATGATGTCGGACAGGTGGAGGCCGGGCGGGCGGTAAGGTTGGTTGGCCTCGACCAGCTTGAAGGAGCCGATCTGGAGAGGGGTTACGAACATCGGGCCACCAGCCTCTCTCGGCGCCCCCGCTTGACCCCGGTGCCGTACCCGGCGTGGTAGCCATTGCCCCGGGCGGTCAGGAAGAAGGCTCTAAGCGCGGGGGAGGAGGCGAGGCTATGGGCCTTGACCAGGGCCAGGTATTCCCCCTGGAGCCTCTTGGCGTAGGCCGTTCGCCGGGCCGCCTCCCCAGCCTTTACGAAGTCCACCACCTTGCCGGACTCCTGGGCACGCTCCCACCGGAGCACAGCTCCACACGACCGGGAGCACGTCTTGGCCCTTACCCGGCCGGTCTTCCGCCCCTCGCAGACCGGGCAGGAGCCCCGTTCCTTCTTCCGCCTCCCCATGGCCTCTCAGTCCCCTTCGGTCCCGGTTCCCGTCTGGGCCTGGGCGTGGACCTCTTGGTACTCGCCGTCCTTGGTCACGGTGAACTGGTCGCCCACCTGGGCGCCGGACTCGACCACCTCGGGCACGGGGGCAGTCGGTGCCGCCTTCCCCTTCTTGGGCAACAGGGGCACCGCCTTGGGCCCGGTACCGGCGCCAGCCTTGGCCTTCTTGCGGTCGGCCCAGATCTTCTTCATCTTCTCCGCGATCTTGGCCTTCTCGCTCGGGCTCCACTGGTGCTTGCCGTCGGCCGCCGTCTTGGCCTTGGCCGTGCCCTTGGCCTTGCCCGTTGCCGCCGCCTTCTTCCCGTTCTTCTTCACTCTGGTCGGATCTCCGAAGATGCTGGTAATGGCGGCCCGCTTACCTTCCAGCTCGGCCACCGCCTGGTGATGGGACTCGATCTCGATGTCGATGTCCCTAAGTGCTCTCCTGATTTCGCTCACAAACCCTCCTGAAAGAAAAGTGGGCCCGGCCCCAAGGGTGAAAGGATGGAAGCCCCTCGGGGACCGGGCCCGGCCCGGGGGGTGGGGGGTAAGGGGATGGCCTACCCATACCGTCCCCGCTCCCCCCGAACGTCGAGACCTTACCCCATGGTCACCGTGGTCCCGTCGAACGACCACGGGGTCCCCTCGCCGCCCAGGAACTCGTCCTTGTACACCATCTGGACCAACTGGTTGCGGTCGGCGTCCTTCTGGAAGTACTTGAACGCGGCCTGCGCGATCTGGGCCTTGGTGATGGAGCCCCCCTTCTCGGCCAGGATGGCCAGGAGGCCCTCGGTGGCCTTGCCGGTCAGGTCGCCCTGTCCGTTGGCCGCCGGGCCCGACGCCTGCTCGGCCACGGCCACGGGAGCCGATGCCGTCTTGGCGGTCTTGGTCTTGGCCTGCCCCTTGGCCAAGTTGGCGGCGTTCTCCCAGGGCAGCTTGTGGATCTTGCTCACCACGAGCACCGTCGGCTTCCCGACCTTCCCGGTCACCCCGCCGCCCAGCCCGGGCCTCGCCGGTTGCGGCACCCGGTTGACGTGGGCCATGGTCCCGTCGAACACGCCCAGGTCATCCCCGATCTTGTCCTCGGGGAACCCGGCGTTGACCAGGGACACGAGGAACATCATCGCGTTGGTGTTCTCGTTCAGGCCGGTGGCCGAACCGACGGGGACGAACTTGCGTCCGTCCTGTGAGGGGACGAAGTGCTTGGGGTCCCCGGCCGAGTAGTACTGGATCGCCTTGGCCCCCTCCGCCCCGATCATGGTCACGGCGAGCGCCACCACGGGGGACGGGATCTGGCCGTTGTAATCCCAGAGTGCGGCCCGGCAGGACTCGATGGTCACGTCCACGTCATCGATCAGACCACCGCCCGCCACGGCATCCGACGGCTTCAACGAAATGCCACTCATAGAACCTCCTGAAGTAGTAGTGTCACCATTTGGCGGGCGGGGTGGAACCCATCTGCCCACCCCCCACGGCCATCCCGAACGCGGTAATCATCTTGTCTCGCGCAATCCCAACGCTGGCATCGAAGGCCGCCAGCAGCCCCGCCTCGGTCCCCGTCCACCGGGCCCCCAGGACAATCGCCGCCGCCATGAACATCCCCAGGTGGACCGCCGCCGCGTCCTTGGTCAGCCGCTCGATCTGGTCGGCGATCTGGAGACAGGTGGACTCGATCTCCTCGGCGGCGATGGCCCGGGCCTCCAGCGATTCAGGGGTAGGGGGAGCGTGATTGGTCTGGGTGGTTGTCATGGCTTAGCTCCAGAGTCTGAGCAACAGGTCCAGCTTCTCCTCGATGGCCTTCAGCCGGGCCGACAGGGCCATGGGGGAAAACGAGGGGGAGCCCACTGCTGACCCGGTGGGCCCCTCCCCAACATGGACGGGGGGATGAGCCCCGGCCCCGTTTCTCGACGCTCGCTTCGGCCCTCGGCCTTCCGCCTTCTGGGCCCGCCGGTATTCCTCGACCACCTTGGAATCCCATCGGGGGAAGAACTTCTTGGAGCCCTCTTTGGGCTCGTTCACCGGGGGCAGCACGCCGAACTTGGCCATCCGGAGCGCCTCCCTCTGGCTGACGCCCAATCTCTCGGCCACCTGTCTGGTTGTATAGAGCATGATCCTTTCTCCTTCGCCGCCCACTCTATCTCCTATGGTTCCGCCTTGTCAAGTGCCCCACGCACCGCCCATTTTCTGGCCAGATTTTCCAAACTCATCGCCACCACTCGCTGGGACGCCCCACACCTGATGGTCACCAGATCGCCCCGCTTGATGTAGTTGTAGACGGAGCGCCGGGACACGCCCAGAAGGACGGCCGCCCGCATGATGCTGACGGTCAGGGCCATCACAGCTTCAACGGTGGGGGCAGGGCCAGGCTCATTCTCACCGCCTCCAGGAACCACTTGGGGGCCAGGCGCCGATACTTGGCCCCGAACCACTTCCAGTGGTCGTCAATGATAAACGTCTCGCACCAGTCATCCGGGGCCCGCATCCCCCTCCCCACCGCCTGCACCAGGGCCTGCATGGTCAGGTACGGCATGTAGTCGGCGTCCACCTCGCACCGGGCCTTGAGGATCTTGCTTCTGGTGTCGGGGAAGGGGAGTTTGGCGATGATCTGGCACCGGCACTGGTCGTATGGGAAATCCCACCCGGTCATGATGCTGGGGCTCACCAGCCATTGCGGCTTCGGGTTCTTCCGGAACCTCCCCACCTGGGCCACCAGGTCGGAACTCTGGTGGGTGACCAGCAGGTCCTTGTACTGGGACTGGGCCACCACGGCGTCCCGGCGTTTGTAGCTGACAGTGTGGATGATGCCCTTGCGATCTTGTCTGGGCCCTATGATCTGGTCCACCCGGTTTTTCCAGGCGGTCCAGTGGTCTGGCGTCATTTTGAAGTCCACCTTGACCGTGGGCACGTAGATCACGGGGCGCCGCTCGATGGGGAAACGCGAGGGGCACTCCCACATGGTCGCGTCTTCAATCCCCAGCAGGGCCAGGGTCTTGGCCGTCAGGGTGGCAGACAACAGGACCACCTTCTTGGCCCCCTGGAACAGGTACTGCTCGGCATACTGTGCCGGATGGACGACGGACCACACCCACGCCTGGTCCGTATGGTCCCCCACCCAGTTGTGCCAGTCCATGGTGGCCAGCCCCTCCATGACCCGGAGGAAGGCCCGGAGCCGCCGCCGGTACTTCAGATCCCCCCAGGACACCGGTTTGCCGAGGGTTTCCAGTTTGCTCTTGGCTCTCAGGCTCTGGAAGGCCGCCCAGTCCTTCCAGGTTTGCAGGGGGCCGTGCTCGTCCGGGACGGAATCAATGCCCACCGCTTTCACCAGCCACTTCTCCAGGGTTATGGTCATGCTCTCGGCCAACTGGTCTACGGCGTCATGGGCCTCGTCCAGCACCAGCAGGTCGGGGGAGCCGCCGAGTCCTTGCCCGTACCGGCGCTGGGCCAGCCAAGCCGCGTAGTTGGTCGATATGATCCGTTGTCCGGTGGCCTGCCGGAGCCGGTCATAGTACCAGCACCCGGCCTCCTTCAGCCCGCACACCACCCCGGCGTGACACGGCCCCTCCTCACAGGTGGCCTCGCCGTCCCCATGCCAGAGGTCGGCCAGGTCGCCGTCCTTGCCCAGGGCCTTGCACGGATAGTTCCGCTGCCCTCGCACGTCGAACACCAGGGGGCCGAAGTCGTCCCGGAGCTGGTCCTGGAGGCCCTTGGTACTGGTCAGCACCACCCCCCGGCCGCCTCCGATGCCCAGGGCGGCCATGTAGGCCAGCCCCTTACCAGAGCCGGTTGGCATGGTCAGGCCGACAAACCGGGTCGAGGCGTCCAGTATTACTTGGGCCGCCTCGATCTGGTCAGGGCGCCAGTGAGGGAACCGGGCGGGGAGCCCGAATGCCGCTGGCGGAGGGAAGGCGATGTCCATGGCCGGTCAGTCGAGGATGGACACCACGGAGCCGTTGCCTTCCACGTCGGGGTACGGGGCCAGGGTCACGGTGACCGTGCCCCCGGTGATACTGATGTCACCCAGGGGGCCGACGAACAGGGAGGTTGTGATGGCCACCTCGGCCACCGGGACAGCCAGGTCGGCATGGCCGGTGACGATATGGAAGTCGGCGATGTTGGCCGGGAACCCGTTGATGGTCCATTGCGTGGACGACCGCTGCACCGCTCCGCGCGCCGTAGAATATGTACCGCTCTGCTGATACGTGATGCCGCTGATGTAGAACCCGGGCGGTGCCGTGACCATGAACGAGATGGTATCGGTCGCCTGCCGGTTCTGGTAGGCCAGGGTCGAGGCCCGGAACTCGTTGGACACGAACGTGGCCGGGTCGAACCCCGCCGCCAGCCCGATGGTCAGGGTGGCGCCGTCGGCCGTGGTGGTGGCCGCATCGAAGTACTTGCCGGGGACCGCGTCCCGGATGTTGCTCCAGGTCTGGGCCGACGCGGTGGCCGTGCCCATGGTCATACCCCAGACGAGCACCATCAGAAGAAGTCTCTTCATTGTCGTTTCCTTTTGTTATGGGGTGCCGTTCCCGCCGCCCATCATAAGCTGCACGCCTTCCTTGTTCAAGATGTATCCGAACCGGTGCCCCAGCTCCACCAGGTATCTTTCGCGCCAGTGGCCCTCGGGCATGGATTCGAACTGGTGCTTGGCCATGGCCACCACGCGGCCAGCTTGTTCCGGGGCGTGGTCGCTCATGTACTTGCCAACAGAGTCTTCCAGGTGGGCGAAGATGGCCATGAACTCGGCATGGGAGGACTCTTCATTGAGGATGGTAGTGAGTATGTCAATGCGCTTGGTCACGCTCGTCACCGGCTCCATCAGCTCCAGCATCTTGATGCCTTGCAAGGTCACCCACCGGAGCACATCCCCCCGAGTGTTGAAGGGAAACCGGTTGCTGGCAATGATCTGGTCGATGGCTTTCTCCATGTCGGGCGGGACGCGGAAGGTCATCCGGTAGCTGACCCCTTTGCTGTCGCTGGGGGCTACGATGAAGTCCGCCGGGTTGTACTTGGACAGCAGGGGGGTGCCGTCGGTGTCTACCGGTTGTGTCTTGCCGCCCTTGTGCGCCATCAGGGGGTAACTTTCGGGTCTACCGGATCCACGGGGGAGTCTGGAGTCTTGCCGCCCTTGGGGCCCGTGTCAAGGGGGGAGATGGGGTAGAAGGTGGCGTCGTAAGCACTATCGGTTGTGTCAGTCTGGTGCCACCCTTCCACCCGAGATGGCAGCCACTTGAACCATTGGATCTTGCCGGTCGGGGTGCCGTCCAGGCGGGCCATGGGGATCCCGATGTAACCGTCGTCGGCGTCGTACCAACCGGGGGCCCCGTATGCCGTGGCCAGGGCGGTAGCGGCGTCGGCTTGGGCAGAGGTAAGGGGCTTGGTCATGGCTCCTCGCCCCCCATACGCTCGCGCCCTAGCAGGGCCCAGTGGGTGACTTTGCAGCCGGGCACGAGTCTGCCCACTTCTTCCGCGATGGCTACGCTCCGGTGCCTGCCCCCGTGGCAGCCGATACCCACCCGAACCTGCCGCCCTTGAGCGCCGGGCTCCCCTGCCTTCCACCCCAGATACCCGGCCACCTCGGCGGCCACCTCGGCGCCTCCATGGGCCAACACCCAAGGGCGGTACCGGTCCAGGAACCGGGGGTAAGGATTAGGCAGATCCCGTACGTCCCATGCCCGGGTCAAGCCGTAGGGGACCCCGTTCTTGTAGCCGAATGAGATTACTTCCACGTCCATGTCCGCCACCCTTCCAGACACAAATAGGCTTCCACCAAGGCCTCGGCCACCATGCCCACTACCAGGAACAAGCTGGGGTCCGCGAGCAGGGACACCCCGCCGTCCTGACAGGCGAGCGCTTGCAGATACAGGAAGATGATCACAGGGGGCCATCCTTTCAGGGAAATGGGGGGGACCGGAACCATAACACAGGTCCCAGTCCCCCGGTCAAGCAGATGGTCTCAGGCGTCGTCGTCGCTGTCGTCGTCCGGGTCTTCGTCGTCCCCGATCTGGGCCGACAGCGGCTCGTCCCCCGACACCGGGGACCATTCCGGGTCCACAACGAACGAGCACACCCGGACGGCACCCGCCAGCAGATCACCACCCTGCCCAGCGGGCCACGGAGCCACGTTCAGGACGTGGTAAGGCTTGCCAGACCCGGAGGCCGACGGCTGCGTGGGGCAGGCACCGATGGCCTTCAGGACGGCCTTGACGCGGGATGGCGGTATGGCCGTCCCCAAGGTGCAACTCAGATATGCTCCCTGCCCGTACAGGAAGTGCAGATACCCTGCCCCGTTCACCTCGGCGCCCGTGGGCATCATGTTGACGACGGGGACCGTCCCCGTGTATCCCAGCTTCATGATCGTTGCGTCTGCCATGGTAATCACCCTTTCCTTTCGTTACGTTCCGTTTCGATTGACTTGACGTAGGCTTCCTGTGCAGCCGTCTCTATCGCATGCTTGCAGTGCTTCTCGCGGACGGTGGCAATGGCCCCAACCGCGTCCATCCCGTCGGCCACGAGCAGACAAGCCATGGCCGTCCCCGTGCGCCCGTGACTGCCCACACAGGACACACAGGTGTGATCGGGCAGGGCCTTAATCAGACTCTCCCAGAACGCAAGCCGCACATGGGTGGGTGCGGTCATATCGGGCCAGTTCAGCGTGACCACTTCGGGCCCCACGGCCAGCTTGTTCAGGAACCCCCACCGTCGGCCCCCCGTGACGAACCGGCGCGGCTTCACTTGGCCGGAACAGTCCAGGATCAGATCCAGGTGGGCCAAGGTAGACGCGCTACTCAGCGACGATGCCCGGGCCCCATAGATCCGCTTGCCGTTGCTAAGTGAGAAGACCGGGACGGACCCCGTGTGGGTGCAGGTCTTCCCCACCCATGTGACATTGGGCCCGGGCTTCCATGTGGCCCCCGTGGCCCGGTAACCGTCATCCGTGGCCGTCCCCGTCCCCTTGTCTTCTACCATCTTGGCCGCCACGGTAACCGGACTAGTCCGGCAGGTGTGGCACGTCCACGGGTGCTGCTGAGTGTATTTCCGTAACACATCCTTCGGCACCCGGTAGTCTTCCCTGCACAGGGGGCAAACGGTCTTCAGGGTGGCGGCCATCACTGCACCCCCTGTGCGATCTGGGCCTTCAGGGTCTTGGGTTCGCCAATCAGGGTCTTCTCATGCTGTTCCAGGACTAGGCAGAGCACCCACCGGATCACCGCCTGATACCCCCCCGACCCGAACTTCACGGCGTAGGGGATCATGCGATGCATCAGGGCTTCCGGGATCTCGGCTTCGGCCTTGTCCTGATCGGTGTGGGCCTGAAGGGCGGTCATGAGATCCTGCCACCCCCCTTGTCCCGTGATGGGTTTACGGAGCCGTGCCCACAGGGGGGCAGGCAGAGTGATCGTGTAGGTCTTCGTGGTCAGTTTGGGGATCAACGGGACCCCCTTGTGTGCGCTCGCCATGCTTGCCGCGTTTGCCGTTGCCATCGGTCTATTCCTCTCGAGAAGGGGACTCTAGCACGAGTCCCCATGGTTCCGCAATCCCCTTATCCAAGCACTAACAGGATGGTTCCAAGGGCCCCCTTGATCGTTTGCCCTTCGACTGTCAGCAAGTGGTATTCGACGCCGGTCCCCCCAGCGGATTCAATCACCGGGAGTCCGTCAAGATGGCCCTGCCAGGTGTCGATAATCTGGCCAGAGAAGTAACCACCGTCGGCCGACGTGACGATCTGGACATGCAAGCCGTTTTCGCCTGTCAGCTTGGCCTGAGCAGACACCGGGGTAAACCCGGGCAGGATGGTTGCCCCATGGTAGACCTTCCCAAATTCCCCCAGCTTCTTCCCCACGGGGACGGTGGGGGCCATTGGGATGATGAAGTCCCCCGGGATGATGAAGTCCCCTGTGCCCTTGGGGGTGGCCGCCTTGACCGCTTTAGTCTTCACGGGGGCCCCCAGCTTCCCCGATAGTTCAATGGGGGCCATCCCTTCCATCCGGCCCAGCAGGGCCATCCGGTCATCAGCGGGCGCCAGGGTGCTGTCATACCAGAGCGGGCCAGCCATGAGCGCTACTCTGGGGTCCAGATCGGCGGCCATGTTGAAATACTCGGATCCGGCAAACTTGTTCAGCCACCACCCGTTATTGTGGGCTAGGTTTACGACGTTGGTCAGACACGCAACCACCCTCTTGGCATTGATGCGACTGGGCATTGCTACCAGATCCAGCATGGTCCGGTCTAGGGCCACTAACCCCTGCCCACAGGCCACCCATGCGTCCCCCCCATACCCCCCGCCCTTGTTCTGCTTGGCTTTGGGCATAGCGGCGATCTTGTCGGCCAGCCCCGCCCTGCCCTTCTCCCAGTTGTCCAGCACACTGGCATACACCTGATCCCGGGACAGGCCTTTCATTCCACCCGCATGCCGGGCCTCGCCCCAGATGGCCGCCTGCCCCAAGCGCAGCATGAACGCCACCGATGCTCCAATGAACACCCCGGCATCCCCACCCATACGCATCCCGTGATGCGTCCCCAATAGCGCCGCGCACACCCCCCGCTTGCGATTCACGGGGGCCTGAAGGGACGGAGACAGAACGCCACCAAGGAAGCCGAACAAGATCGCTTGTGGCTCCAGCGGGACAAGGTCAATCCCCATCTTGGCAATCGCCTGCCCTACCACCGGCTTAAACGACGTGATGACGGTAACCCCGGCTAGCTGGGCGTGAACGCTCCAATGGTCCCCCAGATTGCCCCCGGGGTTATAGACGACGTGATGCCCGGGCTTCAGGGTCTTGGCGGTAGTCTCCCACGCGAGCATGGCGCCATCGTCGGCCTTGTGCGCCGGGTCGATAGTCACTACCTCGCCCACCACCATGGGGGCGGGGCACCAATCTGGTTCCGTGGGGCACCCTTTGACCCCCGCCCTGATCTGGGTCAACACCTGTTCGTGCGTCTCACTGGCCACGGCTTCCACAAACGGGTCCGCTGCCTCGAGGTTGCATCCCGCCTTGGTTGCCAGGGTCTTCCAGGCGGCGGAGTATTCCGGTTGCATGAAAATGGATACCGAATCGTGTCCTGCCGTGGCCCCATCATGGCCCGGGCCCACCGATAGCAGACCGGGACGCCACACCATGTTGTGACTCGCATTGATGAAGGGCATCAAGATCGCTTCCGCTTCCGGATCGGCCGCCTTGGCTTCCCCCCACACCCCCATAGCTTCCGCCATGGTCTTGACCACCCGCGAGTCTACGAACCCATGGCGGGGGGTAATGGGGCAGGGGCGCATGAAGCACGGCAACCCAATGGCCCCTACCATCTGGGATAGTTCTTCGGTGGTAGTGGCCACCTTGGCGAAGCTGGGGGATAGCATGGCCGCATCCTGAAGCACCTTGATCCCCTTGGCTTTCTGGGTCTTGATCGGGCCGGACGGGCCCAGCTTGGCCGTCAAGACGTTGTGTTGCCCGGGCCCTGCACTAGTCCATGGGTGCGGGGAGGGTGTTTTGATGGGCTTCCCTGCCGCTACTTTCTTGGCCTGTGCCAGCTTGGCCGTCAGCGTGGACCCACTTGGCGCCACGCTGGGCATCCCTTCGGCCTTGGCCATGTGCCCCTTGACCCCGCAGTAGGGGCACCCGATCTGCGCGAGATCCGAGGGCAGGGTGGTAAGTTTCATCAACTTACTACACGCGCCGCATTTCACCGTCTTGTATGTGGCCATCAGTCTCTCCTTACCAGTGGCAGTGCAATGGGCCCACAAACAAATGCGAGCCGATCACATCACGCCGATACCCGACCCTCCATGTCCGATACCATGCCCATCCTATCCTCATGTCGCAATCCTCCGTGGGAAGCATGGAGCCTACACCCCCATGCTGCCCCCGCAATACTGGACCTATCCCTTTACCGCCTTTACCACCTGATGACTACAGAACAGTGGCGTCAGCGTCCACACCCACCCCGTTACCTTCTGCTTGTCGGCCGGGTCATCGAACTTCGGCCGCATGGTCTGGACCTGCACGGGCGCCTGTCCGGGGGCCACCCGATACCCCTGCGCATCCCACCGGTTGACGGTGAACACGGACGTGTAGGCCACGCACCCACACGAAGCAAAGGCCGCATTGACCCGGGCCGCGTTCTTCTGGCTGTAGGTTTCAAACTCGGTAGCGTCCGCCTCATGTCCGGCGAATTGAGACGGATTCGGCTTATACGCCTTCGGGCCCGTGGTCCCCGTGGTCTTCGGTTCAATGGCCGCCAACATGACGGACCCGTCGGCCGCTGACCATACGATCTTGGCCACCCGTTCCGGCTTGGCGACCCCCGCCTTGGTCAGCACCATCACCTGATCCCCCGCTGACACCTGAACCCCTTGTGCCCGGATGCCCCACGTTCCATTGTTCAACTTCGCGTAGCTAATGGCCATCACACCCTCCCACACCCTTCCATGCAGACCCAATGCCGGAACCATGGGAATACGCCCCTTTAGATTCAAGCACTTAGCCTGTATACGCCCTATCCAGTGTCGGCCCCCTGACAGCACACAAGGGGACAGGATGGCCATGGCTCCGCTAACTACTTGATAAGCGGAGCCTTAACTGTACGCCATGGGGTTGACACCTCTGACCCCGGACTGTCATCCTACCGACGGTATGCCCACCGTACGCAAGGCTCAGGCATCGTCGGTATTGAAACGACGCACGGGCCCACCCCTAGCCGTGGACCTGGTCCCCGCTGACACCAAGCTGGCCATCCGATACGCCTATCTGCTTGACGATGACGCAACCATCGCCAAGTTGGCCGCGAAGCATGACCTAAGCCTCGCCTGTGTGGGGCGTATCTTGTCGGGCCCAGAGTATGAGACGGCCAAGGCCGAAGTCGAGGCAATGCAAGTGCAAGCGGCCCGTACACGATTGGCCACCTACGCAGAGGAGGCTGCGAACCAATGGAGGCTCGCGGTACCGATTGCGGCCAAGCGGGGTAAGCACGCACCGGCCAAAGACCTGTTGGTAGCCACCCGCGTGATTGATCCCGATCAGCGGGCGCCCCATGTCACCGTACAACTGGGTGTACAGGCCGACACCGTCGCGGTACTGATCGGCGGTACACAGGTACCCGGTACCAGTACACCCGGTACCGCCGGGCATGTACCGGCCATCCCGCCGGGCGGTACCTCGCCCAGTACATCGCCCCTACTTCCACCCAGTACACAAGACCCTGGTACTGAGTAGCTGGCCGTACACGGGGTCAGTACATCGTGTACTGCCCCGGGTGTAGCCGCCGGTACCCCCGTATGTACCGAGCCGGGCGCCCGATCCGGCCGGGGGTCCCAGGGGTCGGGCTGAGGCTAAGTACCCCCCTGAATTTTTTATTTTTTCAATTTCAGGCCCAATTCCTTCCCGTCCTAGTCACCACCGACACCACCGACACGACCGACACGTTGTCACCTAGCTTGTTATCTGCCCACTTGCATTGAAAAGCCCCCCATGATATGTCTAAGTAAAGAATAAGGGAGAGGGTGGGGCGGGCCCGAGGACACAACAGCGCCCCAAGGAGGACAACCATGTCCAGAACGCGCAAGGTCGCCATGATGGTCTACATCGAGCCGGAAACCCGCCTGCTCGTGCAGCGGCTCGTGCTCAAGCGGATGGAGGCGGGCAAGTCACCGGGCGAGTCCACACAGGGGGCCATCTGCGAACAGGCGCTCCGGCTGCTGGCTGCCCAGGAGCTGGGCGACACCGGGGTCCCGGCCGCTCCGGGCGACGGCACCACGCCGGTACCGGAAACCGGCCTGCCCCTGGAAGCCCGGTCCAAACTGCTCACCGCCCACTGCGGCGGCGAGGTGCCCCCCCACATGGTACCGGTGGTCGAGCGGATGATCCTGGCCAAGGGGGAGGCGTTGCCGTACCCGCCCGTCCCTCCGAAGGTGACGCCATGACCCCGGCGTTCGGCGGACCCCCGCTCCCGGCCGCCCCTATCCTGTTCCCGGCCGACCACGCCGGGGCCCGCCAGTACCTTTACCGGATCGACAAGGCGCTGGACCAGGACGGCTGGTCCAAGAACCAGCGCCGCTACCTGAAGACGCTCCGCATCAAGTGGGCCTACCGTGCTCAGGGGCTGGACGCCAACTTCGAGCGCCGAGGCAATGTCGGCGGCAACCCCGAGGCCCCTCCCCCCACCGCCCGGGACGTGGTGGTCGCCCGCTGGAGACAGGCCCACCTGATTGAGAAGCAGGCCCAGGACCGGGGCAGGACCGCGTTCAAGCGCATCCGGGACCAGGAGAAGAACGAGGACCGGGACAAGGAAAGGTAACCCTGTGGTACCCTCGGGCCGTGGGTACCACCTCCGCCGTCTCCGACCTCGTCTCCGCCGCCAACGCCGAGGCCGGTGGCGACGACAATGCCGACACCTGGCAGGCCATCCCCCTCTGCTGCTGGTGCAAGGCCCCCCTGGCCCAGGCCCAGATCCTCGGGGGCACTCACTGGGTCTGTCCGGCCCCACCCTGCTATACCCGTCAACTGAAGTTCGGCATCACCGTCACCCGGGACGGCAAGCAGACCCTCGTCTACCTGCCCCTGCCCCGCCAGACCGAAGCCCACGAGGCCGTGGCCTCCCAGCTCCACCGCCGCATCCTGTACGGCGGGGCGGCCGGGGGCGGCAAGTCCAAGTTCCTCCGGTGGCTGGCCTACTCCCTCTGCCTGTCCAGGAAGAACTTCCGGGTCCTGCTCCTCCGCCGCACCTGGCCCGAGCTAGAAGAAACCCACATCCGGGAGTCCATTTTCGACCAGGAGCTGTTTGGCGAGGGCGGGGGCGGCGTGATGAAGGTGACCCCGTCCAACCGCGTGGTCGATTTCCCCCTCACCGGCTCCTACCTGAAGTTCGGCCACTGTCAGGACGACAAGGACATGGCCACCTTCCTGTCCCGGGAATACGATCTGATCTTGTTCGATGAGTTGGTGACCTTCGAGGAGATCCAATACCTGCTCATCTCGTCCAGGGCCCGCACCAGCCGCGATGACGGGTGGATGCCCATGGTAGTGGCCGGGACCAATCCTGGCGGGCCCGGCGCAGGCTGGGTGAAGGAGATATTCATCGACCGGTCCCGAGACAAGAAGAAGTACCCCAACTACAAGCCCGCCGATCACCACTACATCCGGGCCCTGCTGGACGACAACCCGTACATCAACGCCTCCTACATCGACTTCCTCATGGACCTCCCGCCCGACATGCGGGAAGCCTACCGGTTCGGGCGCTGGGACATCTTCCCCGGTCAGTACTTCAAGGAGTTCCGGGCCCAGCGAGGAGGCCATCCCTGGCACGCCGGGACCATATTCGTCCCCCCATCCATCCCCCGGATCTGCGGCATGGACTGGGGGTACCTCAAGCCCGGCGTGATCCTATGGGCCGTGGTCCTGCCCGACTCCGGCCGCCTCTACATCGAGCGCGAATGGGTGTTCACGGAGACGCCGCCGTCCATGGTGGCCAAGGCGGCCGCCCTGATGACGCGCCTGTGGGGGTTCTCCGTGGTGTCGCGCGTTGGCGACCCGGCCATGGCTATCCGCCAAGCCGAGTCCGGTGAGGACATCTTCGAAACCATGGCCAAAAACGGCTGGCCCGTCACCCCCTCCAAGAACGAACGGGTCAACGGCTGGACCCGGGTACGCGAATGGCTCCGCTCCTGGCCCGACGGCAGGCCCGGCCTCGTCATCAACCCCGAGGGATGCCCCTACCTGATTCGCACCCTCCCGCAACTGATGTCCGACGCCCACAAGCCCGAGGACGTGGACACCGACGGCGAGGACCACGCCGCCGATGCCCTCCGGTACCTTGTGATGGCCCGCCCCCACCCCTTGCAATCCGGCTCCCGTTCGGCGTACCCTGCTGGCTCGGTCGGGTCCATGCTCATGGACCTGGTCCTGGCCAACGAGAACAAAGGGGTGTTAGGGGTGCATAATGTGGCGAGGTGATCTCTGTGCCCGGTGAGTACTCCACCCGTCCGCCCGTCCTCCCCCTCCCGCCCGAGGACACCCACGGCTCCCGCAAGTACTGGAAGAAAGAGGTGGACGCGGCCGTCGAACGGCTGAACGACTTCAAACCCGACTGGGACCGCAACGTCCTCTCGTACCGGGCCAAGTCCCTCTCGACCATGCCCACCTCGGACACGGTCGTCGTCCCCCGCGACTTTGCCTTCGTGGAGCAGAAGGCCGCCCAACTCTTCTTCCAAACCCCCGAGATCCACCTCAAGACCGATCTGGAAGCCCTCAAGGACGCGGTGACCATATTCCAGCCCGTGCTCAACCACTACCTGTCCGAGGACGAGGTGAACGCCCTCGCCATGATGAACGAGGTGGTGTTCGATGCCCTGTGCCCGTCCGGCCTGATGTGCTCGAAGATCGGGTGGGAGGCGTTTGAGGAGGGCCCGCCCATCCCCATGCAGGTGGGTGAGGAACCGGCCGAACCCCCGGCCCCCTCACTCGGGCAACCCGATCCCAACCAGTTGCCAGGATCAGTATTGGGACTGGGGGCCCCGGCCCCGCCCCCACCGATGCGCCCCATCATGGCACCCACACCCAACATCGTCTGGGACCGCTACTTCTGGGAGCGCATCTCCCCGGCCCAGATCCTGATCCCCCACAACTTCTCCGGATCCGTGTACGACAAGGCCCACTGGCTCGGGTTCCGCTTCGAGGAGGACTGGGAGATCATCAAGAAGAAGTACAAGTTGGCCGACGACATGGACATCCCCACGTCCCGGCTCTCGGACGCGGAACTGAAACTCAAGGGGGAATCCGTCTCCTCCCCGTCCCGCGCCCCCACCCAGCGGGTCACTGGCTGCGAAATCTGGTACCGGACGGCCCTGTACGACCCCAAGACCGCCCACCCGGAGAAGATGCGGCAACTGGTGCTTATCGACGGGTACGACGAGCCCCTCCTGCACCGGGACTCCCCATACCAGTCCACGTCCCCGTCCGGCACCCTGATCGGCATGATCGGGTTTCCCATCCATATCGGGGCCCTCCGGTATGTGTCCGACTCGGCCTACCCGCCCTCCGAGTGTTCCATCTCCCGGTCCACCAACGAAGAGCTAAACAGATCCCGCACCCAGATGATGCTCCAGCGTGACCGGTCCATCCCGATGCGGTTTGCCGACCTGAGTCGCATTGGTGGAGAAGCGGGGCTGGAAAAGATCCGCAAAAACATCTTCCAGCAGATCGTCGCCCTGGAATCCTACGATCCGAACAACCCGCCCGTCGGCATCATCAGCCTGGCCCAGTTCCCACGGGAGAACTTCACCTTCAACGACTACCTCGACCGCGACCTGGAACAGGTGTGGGCCATGGGGGCCAACCAGCGCGGCCAAGAGTCGGCCAAGTCCCTGACCGCCACCGAAATCTCCAAGATCGACCAGTGGGCCAACTCCCGCTTGGACAAGGAGCGCCGCAACGCCCTGACCTACTACATCCGGGGCACCCGCAAACTGGGCTCGCTCGTCCAACTCTTCATCACCGACGAACAGGTGACTCAAATTGTCGGCCAAGACAAGCTCCAGCGCATACAAGCCTGGGACCGCGAGGCCATCCCCAACGCCTACGCCTACTCGGCCAACCCGGACTCCGCCATCCGGATCGACCAGGCCCAGGCCCGCACCCAGATCCTCAAGCTGTACGAGCTGCTGGCCAAGGATCCCAACGTCAATCGCACCGAACTGCTCACGGAAATCTGCCGCCAGTGGAACCTGGACCCGGCCCGGATCGTCGTCCAGCAACTCCCGCCCAAAGGCCCCGACCCGGCCGCTGTCAGCTTCCGTTTCGGCGCCGAAGACCTGGACGTGCTCAACCCCAACTTCCCCATGTACGTGGCCATCCTGGAACAGGCGGGCTACAAGCTCACCGAGCCCGACCCGGCCACCGGCCTCTCCCCCATCCAGGCCGCCCAACAGAAGGCCACCCAGCAGCAACAGATCATGGGCATGGCCGGTGGCGTGGGTGCCGAAGGAGGGGGCGCCGACACCGGCCCCACCCCGTCCTCCCGCCCCCCCACCCAGTCCGAGCACGGGGGCACCGCACCCAAGGCCGACCGGTTGAACAAGCACCAGGGCGACCAGACCGGCCAGCTCCCCGGTCCCCACCCCCTTCCTCACTGAGGGTTAAATGGATACGCCCGGCCTCATCAAGAATGCCTTCTTCGCCCAGGCCATTGGGGGCACCGGGTCCCTGGAGCGTGGTGCCAACGAGTACGAGTTCTTCCGTCGCCTGTTCAACTCGGGCCTGACCATCTCCTCGGGCGGCGTCATCACCCTGTCCAGCGCCTTCTTTACCTTCTCGCCCCCGCTGACCGTCCCGTCCGGGGGCACCGGTATCGCCAGTTTCACCGCTGGCGACCTGATCACGGCCACCGGGGCCACTACGCTGGCCGCCCTCAACGCCCAGGCCGTCGGCAAGGTCCTGATCTCCAACGGCACCAGCACCCTCCCCTCGTACTCCGACGTGCCTACCGTCACCACCATCTCCGCCCAGGGCGTCATCTTCCCGGCCACCCAGGTCCCATCTGGTGGGGCCAACACCCTGGACGATTACGAGGAGGGCACCTGGACCCCGACCGATGCCAGCGGCGCGGCCCTGACCTTCACCGGGGTCGTTGGCTTCTACGTCAAGATCGGCCAGCTAGTCATCGCCTCGGCCGACCTGACCTATCCTGCTACTGCCGACGGATCCAACTCGGTGATCGGCGGCCTGCCATTCACCATCGCGGCCACCGCGACCAACATCTGGGGCGGGTTCTTCACGGCCAAGACCGAGGCCACCGCCGACACGCTGGTAGGCGTTGCCAACTCCACCACCGTGGTGCCCCTGACCAGCGCCGGGGCCAACATCACCAACGCCACCCTGAGCGGGGACCGCCTCCGCTTCGTCCTGTGCTACCGGGCCACCGCCTAGACTAGGCCCCGAAAGGCTCCATGACTCGACTCGTGCTCCTGCTCACGTTCGTTCTCTCGCTCTGCCCCTCCCCCGTCCTCGCCCAGAACTGGACCGAGGGCTCCATCATCGGCGTCCTGCCGACCGCACTCAAGGGCCCCACCTTCATCTACATCGACGGGGACGGCTCCAACCCCGCAAACAACTGGCCCCACATCAACCTGGCCCCCGAGGTCTGGCACACCCTTTCCCTCTCCGACATCCCGGCCCCCTTTACCCTCCCCCCCGACATCAAGGCCATCTCCCTGCTCGGCCAACTGGTCACGTCGGGTACTAACTCCAACGCCTACTGCTCGGCCGTCTTTAGTTTCCGCACCCCTGGCACCGACGACACCCCATGGGGGTACTGGGGGGCCGCCGTATCCTCCGCTCCGGCCGGGGCCTACCGCGAGAACTGGTCCGGCTGGGTGAGCATCGTGTACGGCCGGGTAGAGTTCTGGTGGCGCTACTCCGAGCCCTCCTGTTCCAAGATCATCAACCTGTCTCTTCAAGCCTACGTCCGGTAGGGGGTTGACACCGCAACCACAGGGGGCTACGATTCGCCCATGGATCGCGTCAAGCTGGAACAGAAGCTCGCCTCCGTCAAGGCCGCCCTCGACAACTACGTTGCCCAGATCAACGCCCTCCAGGGTCGGAAGGCCACCCTGGAAGAACTGATCGCCGAGGAGGACGCCCTCACCGTCGCTCAGGTCCAGGACCCTCACTTGTCCAGCAATGTGGTAGACCTGCTCTCGAAGCTGGGAGGATGACCTGACTATGCCCATGTCCCTGCGCGGCACCGTCTACGCCGACACTTCCTCCCTCTGGCGCTGGCGCATCAAGGCCCAGAACGGACGCATCCTGGCCGACTCCGGCGAGTCCTACGTCTCTCGTTCCAACGCCCGCCGCGCCCTGACCACCTTCCTTAACACCATCCAGCACCAGGGGGTGGAGGTCAAGTGCTCGGTCGAGGGCGTGCCTGACCAGGTGGGGTAGGCCGATGCCAATGTACGATTTCGACTGCACCGCCTGTAGTCACCAGTTCGAAGCCCTGGTCCCCCATGGCGCCCTCCCGCCCTGCCCAGCCTGTGCCGCTGCCACCGAGCGAGCCTGGCGCCGTACCGCCCACGTCCGACCCGACTCAGTGCCCGGCGGGTTCTGGGTGGAGAACCTCGACGCCACCCCACGTTATTTCGACTCCAACTCCACCTACCAGCAGGAACTCAAGGCCCGTAACCTGACCAACGACCGGTTCCACTCCGTCAACCCCAGGGGCCCCTATTCGACCAAATGGTAGCCCCCTGTGCCTGACAAGACCTCCTCCCTCATCCTCGGCCCCGACGGCACCCCGGCCAACGTCCCCACCATCCTCCTCGACCCGGCCGACGCCCGCACCTTCCGCGAATACAAGAAGGTCCTCGAAAAGTACGGCCTGAAGGAAGCCCTGTACTGTGACGAGTGCTGGGAGAGGAACCTGTCCCACGGCTGCGAGGCCCACGTTACCGGGAACCAGATCCTGATCCGCTGCCGGTGCAAGCTCCGGTTCTTCCAGGGGCCTACCTACTAACCGTACAAGGGGGTTGACTCCCCCTACCCCTGGGTGGTACTAGTACCCCCATGTCCGATTTCGTCTCACCTGGCGGCGATACAGGTACCGGGACAGGTGGCTCGTCCACTTCTTCCGGTTCAGGGGGTTCGCCATCCCCTTCACCCACCTCCGGTACAGGAGGGAGCGGATCTGGTGGTTCTCTAACCAGTCCCCCCTCTTCCGGGTCCGCTGGCACGTCAGACCAGCCCGGAGCCCAGGGCGCAACCGCATCCCAACCACATGGCCCCGTCGATTACACGCGATTCGAGGAGGTCAATTCCCGGTACAACCAGCTTCGATGGGCCGAAGAGTACGAACCCACCCGGGTAGCCGAGGCCACTCGCATATACGAGTGGTTCGACACCGACCCGATGGGGGCGTACAACTACTTCACGGATCTGTTGACCAGGGGCGGCTACATCCGGCCCCCTCAGCAGCAACCCCAAGGTAGGTCCAACGGCCACGACCGGTTCTCCGACCCCAACACAGGTCGCCCCCTCCCGGACATCGAGGTCCAGGAGAACGGGGCCCGGCTCTACTCGGCCGACCAGGCAGGCCGTCTCGTGGACTGGGCCATGAACCGGATGGAAGAGCGGGTCCGCCCCATCGAGGAGCGGATTGGGTCACAGCAGGTCCAGACCCAGGCCCGCGAGGACGCCCGGCGCCAGATCGCCGAAGCCTCCCGCACCTGGCCCCATTTCGAGGAGTTCGCGGAAGACATCTACAAGGAAATCTCCCGCGACCGTCGGCTCTCCCTCGAAGGCGCGTACCGCCGAGTTGCCATACCCCGTATCAAGCAGAAGGAACGGGAAGCCATGTCCACGGAGATGCGTACCCGTGCCCAGGCCAGTGGTGGCCAGAACCCCGGCTCCTCCGTACCAGGCTCCACCGAAGAGACTCGCAAGCTCCCGCTCCGCGACCTCTTCCGTCGGGAGATGCGACGGCGAGGCATGGGGTCCTAGCTCCCCCTGGCGCTCTGACAAGGATCCCCATCCATGACCACCACCCCCGGAGGGATCCAGCGACTGTGGGACATCGCTGGCACCCTCCTGGATCGCTACTTCGCGGACCCGAACCTGGGTGAAGTAGCCGCCACGGTCTGGGAGCAGAAGTTCGGCTCCAAGCCCACCGACAACATCTTCACCTCCAACGCCCTCTTCTATTTCCTCGGGGAAGACGGGTTCAAGGAGGAGTCGGACGGCGGTCGCCTCATCGAGTTCGGCCTCGAATACGCCGAGAACTCCACCTTCAAGTCGTACGGCGAACTCGATCAGTTGGACACCACCCGGGTGTCCGTGTTCGATGCCGCTCGTTACGACTGGAAGATCCACGCCGGAACCGTCGTCTATTCCGAGCTGGAACGGCTCCGCGCCCAGGCCGCCGCTGGCAAGTATGACCTGATCGCGGACAAGCTGGAGAACGGCAAGAACTCCCACATCACGAACATGAATCGCGCCGCATGGTCGGACGGTACCGGCAACGGTTCCCAGGACATCGGCGGGATCCAGCTCCTGATCTCTACCACCCCGACCACCGGCTCGGTCGGGCAGATCAACCGGGCGACCTTCTCCTTCTGGCGCAATCAACAGACCAGCGGGGCGAAGTCATCGACCGCGTTTGACAACCTCCGCGCATCGATGCGGTCCATCTTCAACCAGTGCTCCAGGGGCGGCGTGGAAGAGCAGCCCATGGCCTGGATGACGAACCGTACCGTCTTCGAAGGCTACGAGTCCATCCTGCTGGCCAACGAACACATCACCTACGCCGACAAGAAGGGTGGTGCGGACGCTGGGATCAAGAACTCGCTCCTGCTGTTCAAGGGACAGCCGGGTTCCTACGACGAGGCCGCGCCATCGGGCAACCTCTACTTCTTCAACAACAAGGCCCTCAAGATCGTGTACCTCTCCGGGGGCTGGATGAAGATGTACCCGAAGGTGGACCCCGCCAACCAGCTCGCCAATGTCCATAAGGTGGCGACGTTCGCCAACATGGGCACCAACAACTCACGCCGCCTGGGCGTGGTGTCCGGTATCACTTAGGAGGACGCCATGCAATTCCAGACTGTACTCGGCGGCGCGAACGAGCGGGTGTTCCGGGTCGCCCGGAACTCCAATACCAAGACCGCGACCATCACGGCAGCGTCGTTTGTCCGTGGCGGCCCGGCCATCCTGGCGACGGCCTCGGCCAGCACGAACGGGTTCGACATTGTGCAGCCGACCTCGTCGGGCAACAACCCAGTCAACAACCTCCTGATCGGGGTGGTGTTCGACTTCCCCGATACCACGGTGGGACGTACCGGCGTGTGGCAGCCCGAGGACGTGGGCCTGGTCCAGTGCTACGGAATGCACTCGGCCATCCTCCTGTCCGTGGCCTCGACCACCATGGCGGGCGGCCTCATCATGGTGCCCAACTCCGTCTCCATGTTCGCTACCACCCCCAACCTCGTCATCGAGTCTGTGGGTACGGCCACGGTGGCCACGAACCTGGGCGGCGCGGCAGGGATTGGCGGCCTGGTGATCCTCATGCAGTCGGTGGCCACTCAGGCGGCCGGGTCCGCTGCGGTGGTCGGCTTCATCCGGTGCATGTGATCGGCGTCCGGTAA